GCATTTGAGTACGATGGATCGACTCTTGGGGCTTACTCAGGGAATATAACAGGAAACTTGGTTGTCCCGGTTGTGGGATGGACTTCATGTTCACCATCCACTGGCGCAACCGCCACCGCGGGCTATAGATTAAGATGCGAGTGGTTCGCATAATATAAGGAGATAACATGAAACGGTGGTTCTGGGCATTCTTCGTAATGCTCGCAGTGGTATTCGGTGGTATAGCAGCAGTTAAATCAGACTTCAAGTCTACCTTCCTAATAGGAACACAGGAATATTCAACCCTATCGTGGTTGGCACCTGACCATAGTGAAGATAAGTGGACACTTAAAACCCTAAACTATCTGATAAACAATGGTGACACTCATGCCGATGTGATGGCGCGTAGCACCGCCGACGACTTCGGTAAGGTTACCAGCGTCAACCGCGCAGCATGGCGACACCGCCTGAAGATACTCACCGACAAAGGTATCACTCCGGTGATGTGGCTGATATCTGATGACAGCCAAGATGTTTATAAGAAGGGTCTGAATAACCAGATTGAGTATAACAAGAAGGTTGTGGCTGCCACTGACGACATGGTGGCTGCTTATGTGGCCTGTCTGGAGTGTAATGAATACTACTCACCCCAAGAGGTTAGTGTAATCATTCAAAACCTCCGGAAAGAAACAGACAAACCTATAGGTGTCCACCTGACTCCCGGAGTCCGACCAGCGTATTACAAGAACGCTGATGTGATCTACCTGCAGATCGGCTTCAATAAGTCTGAAGCCTACATGCGGAACATGATCGAAGAGGCTCTCAAGATAGGCAAGCCTGTGGTGGTATCTGAATACCATAAGAACGGCATCTCAGCAGAGGCTAAGAGAATGGGCGACATAGCCTGTGAGTACGCGTCAAGAGGCGTCGTAGGCACAGGGAATGGACGAGGTGCTACGGTTTGTGGTAGCCTCCAGAGTACGGTAGAGGAAAGCGTTAAGTGGCACGAAGAGTACGAGGATGAGTTATCTGTGCTGGCACTGGTTATCGTAACCCTGTCAGCAACAATGGCACTGGACTTGCCGTTCGAGGCTTACTTTAACTACGCTAACGAAGATGGGTACGAAGTCATGTTGGCTGCACCCATAGACGAAAACAAAACCGTAGGGATAACCTACGACAACGGCGGAAGGATCTTTGCTTTCTTGCAGGTCGCTTTCGACAAACTATTCGGAGACTACCATGGCGCAGGTCGTGAAGATAGGAAGTGATGGCTAAGCGACTGGTTAGTGAAGGCAGAGGGTATGCGGTTAAGACTGTTGCCGAAGCAAAAGAAATCGCTCGTCAATATCTTCATGAGATTCCAGGTTTTGATGAAGAAAAGACGAAGTTTGGCCTGCCAGAAATTGATGACAGATTTCATATATGGCGGGTTCCGCTGCGTGTTAGCAGGAGAAAGATTGGGGAAGTCGTTATCCATGCGAAAGTGGGGAAAATAGACAGATCGAAAACCACAAAACCCGGGCTTCTTGTGGAGCGCGAAAATGAATCGCTTCGAAAAAAGGAGACCTCAGAGAAGCGTAAGATATCCCCGACAATGTCACCATTGCCTAATACGGTCATTTGGGGAGACTCCATAAAGGAGTTGAAGAAACTTCCAAAAGAATCTGTCAATTTAGTTTTTACTTCTCCGCCTTACTACAATGCAAAACCCGAATATTCCGAGTATTCAAGCTACGAGGAATACTTGGAGTTGATGCGTAAGGTCATTCGCGTCTCAGCAAATTTGTTGAGCGAGGGGCGCTTTTTTGTACTAAATGTGTCCCCTGTGCTGATGCGGCGAGCCTCCAGAAATGAGGCGTCCAAGCGGATCGCAGTGCCGTTTGACTTCCATAGGCTCTTTATTGAAGAGGGGTTTGACTTCATTGACGATATTCATTGGGTTAAGCCGGAGGGCGCGGGATGGGCATTTGGGCGAGGTAGAAGGTTTGCCGCAGATAGAAATCCTCTTCAGTACAAACCTGTGCCAGTTACGGAGTATGTCCTCGTCTATAGGAAGAAAACGGACTTACTAATAGATTGGAATATTCGACAGCATCAGGAGCAGGATGCTGTAGAATCGTCCAAAATTGAAGATGGATACGAAAAAACCAACTTGTGGAAGATCAACCCTTCACGCTCAAAGCTGCATCCGGCGACCTTCCCAGAGGAGTTGGCAGAGAAAGTCATTCGCTACTATTCATTTAAGAATGACGTGGTTTTAGATCCTTTTGGGGGGATCGGAACGACGGCAAAAGCAGCGATTTCACTGAAGCGCCGGTTCGTAATGAGCGAGCTAGCGGAAGAGTACATAGAGCACATGAAATCGTGGATGGTCTCACTTCGAGGGTTTAACGTGGATGAAGTTGATTTTGTGAATACTAACGGTCCAAGATTTGTGAATAAAAATATATGTCGAAGTCTGTCTCGATCGCAAAGCATGTGATCCGGCAGGACGATCATCGCATTAAGCGGAAGAAAAGAAATGGCTAAGAAAAATACTGTATCGCTTGCTGAGGACTTGCTAACCAAGTCCAATAACGCATTGAATGCCGCAAAAAAGGGCGCTAAAACTGCATTTGTTGGCGCGTCTGATAACCCTGATGTTATCCAGAATAGGCAGTTGAATTACCTGGAAGAGATAGACAGGCTCCTTAAAAGGCCATCGCTAACTGCAAAAGAACGTAAGGATATAAAGAAGATAAGGGCTGAACTTCGGAAGAACTATGTAACATCTGGTGGCATATTAGATAAGGTGGGTGATCCAGATAGATTTCCTGACAAGGGGCCGAAGTCTGAAGCAACGACAGGTACCGCGCAAGCCAAGAACGCTGCAAAGCAACTTGAAAAGATTGGGTCAGGAATCAGGTCACCGTTATCATTAGGTGGTCTGCTGGGGTCTTCTGTACCAGAAACTCCGCCAGCTGGAATTCCGCCAAAGTTACCCGGCATGACCGGAACAGCGGGCACTAGCGCTAGAAACATTGGCGGAAATAAAAGCCTTCTTGGAGGCCACTCTCCGGCTCCAGGCCAAGGCGATCCGGGAGGGCCGATTAGAAAGGCAGCAAGACTGTCTGGATCGCCTGCTTCATGGAGATCAAAGGGGCTACCAACTGTATCTGAAAGGGCGATACCGCCAAGGCCAGAACCAGAAGATATGGGGCCATGGAAGCAAGCCGGTAGAGGCTCTATTCCTGCTGGCGCTCCAGACGGAGCGCTGCCCGGAGTAAAGGATTCTGTAGATGTTAATGGCTCGCACATGATGAGACTGCGAAAAGGGTTAGAAAACTTCGACCTAGCCAAGGCAGGAAAGCTAGGTGGCAAGATAGCCAAAGGTGGGCTTCTCGGCTTACCTCTGCTAGCCCTTGACTACATGGCTCCCGGTAACGCTATCGCTGCGTCTCGTGATGAAGGCTACGGATTGCTTGAGGACATGGGCCTTGATATCCAAGGCGGCATAGACGACATAGATAACCAGTGGCTCCAGACTGGTGCTGGACTGCTTGACGGACTGGTAGTAGACCCTGCCATGACGGTTGTGGGTGGCGTTAAGAAGTTCAGGGAAATGATTGTCAGGGATGCCAAGGCAGCGAGTAAGAGACGCAAGGATCGCAAGAAGAACAACTGGAAACCTAAGTTATACCGCGGTGGACCGCAAGCGAACGGAACATAGTATGAACAGAGTTCTAGACGAACGCCAAGAGAAGTTTGTGACATTCTATGTCGCAACCGGTAACGCAAAGAAGTCAGCTGAGATGGCTGGATACGCACATCCTAACCAGAAGGGTTGGGACTTAAAGAAAAGGTTTGCACCAGAAATTGAAGAGCGCACTCGCAACAAGATCGGCGATAAAGTAGCCACCGTCATAGATATGACATACCATTTGGCAATGAACGCTGATTCAGAAGCGGTGCGCCTTAACGCTTGCAGGGACCTGCTTGACAGGGCTGGATTCAAACCGGCAGACAAGCAGGTGGTTGATAGCGTGACCACTACGGTTCACGAACTGTCAACTGAAGAACTGGAATCCGAACTCAAGAAACTACTAGGCAGCGGAGATGACACAAAACATTGATAAGGCTAGGGCCTTAGAGATAGCGCAAGAGTTAGAAAAGAGAAAACTTTACAACAAGATAAACCAGTATGATCCGTATCCGTTTCAGCAGTTGTTTCACGATACTGGCAGGAGAAGCAACCAAAGGTTGTTGATGTGTGCCAACCGGATCGGAAAGTCCTATTCAGGTGCCATGGAGATGTCGTTCCACCTGACCGGCCTCTACCCGAAGTGGTGGAGCGGAAGACGCTACAAGCACAAGATTAATGCTTGGGTTGGAGGCATCAGTAATGAATCTACCAGAGACATCTGCCAAGCAGAACTCTTAGGTTCACCAGAAGACCCGGAGGCATGGGGTACCGGGGCGATACCAAAGGACTTGATCATAGGTTCTGAACGCAAGCCAGGCGTGCCGAACGCTAAGGCTATTGCTCTGATAAGGCATGTGAACGGGCAGAATTCTACAGTCCACTTCAAGTCGTACGAGTCTGGAGTTGAGAAATGGATGGGCCGTTCTGTTGACTGCATCTGGTTGGATGAGGAACCTGATAGGGGACTTTACTCCCAGGCGGTCACCAGAACTTTAGACCGCAAGGGTATGGTCTACATGACATTTACCCCTGAGAAGGGCATGACAGAGACTGTAAGCGCCTTCATGAATAACATTCAGAAAGGCCAGAGTCTGACGCAAGCCACATGGGACGATGCGTCTGCGGACAACACAAGGAGCCTGAACGGCAAGCCGGGTCATCTGGACACAGACACCATGAACCAGATTCTGGCAGCGTACTCTCCGCACGAGCGCGAGATGAGAAAGTACGGCAAGCCTATGATTGGTTCAGGATTGGTCTTCCCGATACCGGAAGAGAAACTTGTTGTAGACCCGATAGATATAAAGGATTACTGGCCACGGATAGCGGGAATAGATTTTGGATATGATCACAATACCGCCGTTGTCTACGGTGCTCATGACACCGATAACGATGTTTTTTATGTCTATGATGAGTATGCACTTAATAAGCGGAG